CATCATCCTCAGACGGGCAACCCCTTTGAGGATGATGTGATTCTTTTCAGCGAATCGAAAGTCCTTGGCAACACATGGTGGAAACGCCCGATTGATGCCAAGAAGATGCCCGGTTCTGTTGCTGAAAAGGTAATGCACGGTCATACCCTTGTCAAGAAGTTCAGCAATGAAGAACCCGTCCAAGAGGTTACGCAGGGAATCGCCAACGCATTCCCCGCATGGAATCTTGCCGGACGTTCCGTTCTCATGCAGACGAACGCAACGACTTGGAACAAGAACTAACAACCCGGCGGGCGGCGGCATGGAGTTGAAAGCCCGTGCAAAAGCCGTCCGCCCATTTCGCTAACAAGATATGACGAACAAACAATACTTGACAACCACCTTGAACGGCTTGAATGTTTCGGCGGATGACATTGAAATAATCATGTTGAAAGCCGGAATTGATGCCGATGCCAATGCCGATGCCGGGAGTTGCGACAATGCCGTTTACAACCGAATGTCGGTGGTTCTGAAAGGGATGACGCAAAACGTGTCCGAGGGCGGATATTCCGTTTCGTGGAACATGGATGCCGTCAAGATGTTCTATAACGCCCTTTGCAACGAACTTGGCAAGGAAAATGTGTTGTTTTCCCGTCCTAAAATCCGCAACAAATCAAATGTTTGGTGATATGGCATTCGTGAAGCAATATCCGCATTATATGTTCATGGCAACGCCCGCCCAATCCGAGCAGAACGAAAATGGTGATTTCCCGGTTCAATCCCCGGCCAACACCTTTCTTTCGATGTGCAGAGAGGAAACGGACGGGCGCGGTACTGAAATCCAAGTCGGCGGCATCGCCCACAAGGTTACGTCCTTGATTCAGTTGCCGAAAGATTGCCCGGACGTGTCACTTGGCGCAAAGGTAATTGTCGCCAATGATGCGGATTGTTCCGATGTCAGAATCACGGGGGTTTGCTTGAACTTCAAGCGTGATCAACTTCATTGTCGCTTATGGCTATAACACCGAACTTCACCCGTAATGATGTCAAGAAGCGTTGCGATGCTTTCCTTGACGCGATAAAAAGGCAGCAAGTGAAACGCTTGCAAATGCTTGGTGAAATGTGTGTCGCCCATGCGCGTGAAGTCCCGCCGGAAATAGGATTCCATGACCAAACGGGCAATTTGCGTTCGTCAATCGGATATGCGGTTTTCGTGGATGGTGTCGCCGTTCATTCAGCGTATGAACAGACCTTGAACGGGGCAACCGGGGTGAAAGTCGGTGAAGCCCTTGCAAAAAAGGTCGGCGAAACGACAACGGGCGTTTGCCTTGTAGTGACCGCCGGAATGAAGTACGCCGTTCATGTCGAATCCAAGGGGCGCGATGTCATCACATCCGCCGAACAATTAGCGAAAAGGGAGTTGCCGAAAATGCTTGAAAGATTGGTTAAGAACATACAACGCGCCGCAGAAGCATGAAAACATCGTTCGACATAAATACAATTGTGTTCCGCATCTTGAACGTCCCATCGGTCAAGAGTGCGATTTCGGGGGGCATATACAAAGGCGATGACCGCCCGGATGATTCAACGGATGAAGATATATGTATCAACACCATTTCGTTGACGCAAGACTTCTTGCCGCAGATTGCGACAAGCAACGTGAATGTATATGTCGCCGACAAGCCCAAGATCATCAAGGGCAAGTCAATGTTGAAAGCGGACACGGAGCGTTTGGAAGCCATCACGGGCATTGTCTTGGCAACATTGCGGGCGGCGAAAGTCCCCGGTCTGTTGTTCACCATCGAAGCCCAATCCACATTGACGGAACAAAGCACGAAGCAACATTTCGTGAACATCCGCATCGGATGGAACATTCAGAGTATTTAACATCAAAATCTTACAATTATGGCAGATAGCACAACAACAATCACCCTTGGACTTTGCCAAATCCTTGTTGCGGATGCAAGTGCAGCCGGAACGATGCCCGCCAAGGCATCCATGACCAAGATTGGCAAGACCTACAAGGACACGGCGAACATCAACCAAGATGCCGCCGATGTGACAGAACACTTTGAGGAGGGCAAATCAGCCCCGGAGGTTCGCAAGAAGTCGAAGAAAATCCCCAAGGTGACGTTCTCACTTATGAACCCCGACCCCGCCATGCTTGCGGCCTATGTAGGCGGCGAAGTTGACAACAACGGCGATTGGGGCTATGACGGCGATGAAGTGACCGCAAACAAAGCGGTCTATGTCGAGACCGAACAAGGTCTTGATTTCGCCATCCCCAACGGCGACATCGAAGCCGTCATCAACGGTGCATTGTCGGCATCCGGCATTGTGCTTGTTGACTTCACCGTGACACCTTGCGCCGTCACTACGGGCAAGGCCATTCGCGCCGTCAAGAAAACCTAACCGCATGGCGGTTGTATCATCAAGAGAAAGCCCCAAAAGACCGCATCCCGCGAATCTTGCGGGGCTTTCTTACTAAACAGATAAAGACATGAACGAAGAAAAAGAGAATACCAAGTCCCTTGAACAAGAACGTGAAGAATTGAACAACCTTGTCAACCGGGGAATCGGCTTTGAAGTTAAGGACTTCGATGTCGTGACGAAACCCGTGTTCTTTGGCTTGTTCAAGAAACGTCAACTTGTCCCGGTTGTCCGAAAGTTCAAGATTGAAGAACCGACCCTTGGAACGCTTGATCGCCTTTCCCGCGAATGGATTGAATTTGCCATTGACGAAGCGAAGTTGCAATCCGATGACGGCATGAAAGAAGCCCGTTCGATGGCAACGAAGCATTCGTTGCGTTGCGCCAAGGTTGTTGCAATCGCCGTCCTTGGCGAAGATTACCTTGTCCCAAAGGTGGGGCGGAATGGCGTTGTGAAGTATGTTGAAGATGTCGCCCGGCTTCAAGAATTGACGGCATTGTTCGCCCGTTCAATCAAGCCGTCCCGGTTGAATCAACTTTACACGCTTATCAACCTAATGTGCAACCTTGGGGATTTTTTGAACTCTATTCGATTGATGTCAAGCGACCGAACATCCATGCCGATTCGGATAGAGGAAAACAGCGTGGTCTAAATAGTCCATACGGTCGCCGGGGTGCAATATGTGAACATTTCGGTTGGACTTATGACTACCTATTGCACGGCATCGGATGGCCTACGGTTCAGAAGATGATGATTGACGCGCCAAGTTTCGACATTGACGGCGAAGATAAGCATGAAGTCATCGCATTGACCGAGAGCAACGAACAACAAATTTTGAACTATGTAAATAGCATGATGTAATGGCAGATATTGACAACGGCGCATTGTCGTTCAAATCAGAACTTGACAATTCGCAACTTGATTCAGCGATTGAAGAAACCTTGCGGCGTGTGCAAGGCTTGACGGATGCGACCGTTGCGGGCGGTCAACGCATGGATGAAGCCTTTGACTTGACGGCGCAAAGCATACGCGATAAGATAGGCGAAATCGGCGCGGCGTGTGAACTTCACGAAAACGCCATCAACGACCTTGAATCCAAATACAAGGAACTTGGCCGGATGGCGGGCGAGGCAATGGCATCCGGGCGCGATGAAGAATATCGGAAAATCGAAGCAGATCGGGCGGCGGTTCAAGGTGAAATCGAAGTCCGCAAACGTCTTTTGCAGGAATTGCGGGATGGTTCGGACGCATTGGAAGAACAAGCGTCCAAGTTGGAAGCACACGCCCAAAAGGTCAAGGAGAACGCAGACAACGCGCAATCCATGCGTTCCCGCATTAAGGAACTGAAAGAAGAAATGATGCAGTTGGCCGACCAAGGGATTGACCAACAAAGTGAAGCATATCAACGGTTGAAAGATGAACTTGGCCGTCTGCAAGACATCCAAGAAGATGTTTCGCAGCAAGGACGCATCCTTGCAAACGACCAAGCGCAATTTCAAGGTATCATTTCGGGGCTTTCCGGCATCGCGGGCGGCTTTTCGGCTGCAACGGGTGCAATCTCATTGTTCGCCGGAGAGAACGAGGACTTGCAGAAGATAATGACCAAAGTCCAATCGGTCATGGCAATCACAATCGGATTGCAGCAAGTTTCCGAGACCTTGAACAAGGATTCCGCCTTTTCCCTTGTCACCTTGCGCGGCATCAAAGAATGGTGGGCGAAAGTCGTTGGCGAAGCAACCGCCGCCGAGCAAGCAGAAACCGCCGCGATGACGGCCAACAATGCCGCCGTTGCAGCAAATGCAGCCACAACCGCCGCCGACACCGCCGCCAAGGGTACGAATGCCGCCGCAACCGGGGCAAATTCAGCCGCCAAGGTTGCAGACACGGAAGCAACCATCGCCAATGCCGGGGCAAAACATGCAGACACGGCGGCAACAGTTGAAAATACCGTTGCCAAGGATGCGGACACCGCCGCAACCGCCGGGCATACGGCGGCAACCGATGGGGACACCATCGCAGTTGAAGCCAACACAACGGCAACCGGGGCGAATACGGGCGCAACGACCGCAAACACGGCGGCAAAGCAAGCCAACGCCGGGGCGCAAGGATCATCAACGGCGGCGGCGGGTGCAAACACAACCGCCCAAGCAGCGAACACGGCAGCGACAACCGCCCAAACAACGGCGGCGGTCGCAGGAACGGCGGCAAACTTGACCCTTGCCGGGGCATTCCGGGCGGTCGGCGTTGCCATCAAGTCAATTCCCGTCATCGGATGGGTGATTGCGGGCATATCCGCATTGGTCGCCGTGGTTTCCCATTTTGTCAGCAAGGCCAACGAAGCCAAGAAAGCGGCAAAGGAATTTGGCGATGCCGTGGCCGAAAACGCATATAAGCCCATCGGAACAATCATGCAGTTGTCGAACGAGTGGGACAAATTGGGCGACAACATGGAAGCCAAGGAAAAGTTCATCGAGGAAAACCGCAAGAAGTTCGATGAACTTGGCGTTGCCGTCAAGAATACCCGTGACGCGGAAAATCTTCTTGTCGCAAACAAGGAAGCATTTGTCAACGCGCAGATTGCAAAGGCAAAGGCACTTGTCATGTTGACGCAGACGCAAGAAAAGGTGAAAAAGGCGTTGGAACTGCAAGCAGAAATCGAAAGCATGTCCGATACAAAACAAGTCGGCTATGCCGCAGGAAATACCGGGTACGTCCAATATGTTACGGTTGAGAACACCGCAAAGACAGACAAGAAAAAGGAACTTCAAGAACTGAATGCCGAAATCAAAAAGGGATATGAATCCGCCTATGAATACGAAAAAGAGGGTGCGAAAGCATTGCGGGATGCCGGAATCAACGGGGTCAAGGAATATGCAGCCGGAACGGTTGGAGCAATCGAACAAGCCATTGCCAAGAAACAAGAAGCCTTGAAAGACTTGAAGCCGGACACAAAGGAATACAACGATGCAGTTGCCGAAATCAACAAAATGCGCAAGCAGATTGAGACCAAGACAACCACATCCGGCGGCGGTTCGTCATCCGACAAGAAAGACCCGTTCCTTGAAAAACTGAAAGCCCGCAAAGCCGAATATCAACGATTCTTGAAGTGGATCAATTCGGGCGATGAAGTTCTTGTCAAGGCCGCGAACACGGAGTTCAAGGGGCTATTGGCCGAGGGTTCGACATATATTGACTACTTGAAGAACCAACGCGACAAAATCCTTTCCATCGGCGTTGACCAACGCACAAAGGAACAGACGGCCAACTTGCGGGCATTAAACGATGCCATTGCCGAGGAAACAAAGAAAACCGTCCTTGAAGCGTTCAACGAAGAATTGTCAACGCAATTGTCAAACGCCCGGTCGGTTCTTGAAATCCTTTCCATCATCGAGCAGCGGCGCAAGGCATTGGAGAACGACACAACCGAACTTGGCCGGGAGAAAGGCGAAGCCCTTGACAAAGCAGAGAAAGAAGCCCTTGCCCGCCAAAAGCAGGAAACGGACGAACTTCTTGAACAATATGCCGGGTATCTTGACCGCAAAATCAAGTTGGAAATGCAATACAATGACGACTTGAAGTTGTTGCAGAAACGCCGGGCGGAAGCAACGACCGATGACGAACGTGCATCCATTGATGCGGCCATCGGGAACAGAACGGCCAAGTACAACCGGGACAAGCAGAGTTCCGGCGATGCTGATTATGACCAATTGCGCGAACAATATCAGAACTACCAACAAAAGGTGACGCAGATTCGCCAAGACTATGAAGAAAAGCGGCGTGTCGCAACGCTTCACAACGACCAAGCGATGCTTGCGCAACTTGCCCAAGCAGAAGCGAACGAACTTTCCAAACTTGCCAACGAGCAATTGACGGGATCGATTGATTGGCAACGTCTGTTTGGCAACCTTGACGAACTATCAACAAAGACCATCAATGAACTAATCGGGAAAATCAACGCCAAGAAGATAGAGTTTTCCGGGCAATTCAGCCCCCAAGACTTGCAGGCCATCAACGAACAACTTGAAAAGGCGCGTCAAGAAGTGGAATCCCGCAACCCGTTCAAGGCACTTGGCAACGCTTATGAACGATTGCGCGAACAATTGCGCAACCAAAAGTTGCTTGATGACAATGACCCGTTCGTGCAGGAATTGAACGCCAAGCGCGAAGAATATGACAAGTACGCCCAATATATCCAATCGGGCGATGAAACGCTTGTCAAGGGCGCGGACGTGGCCTTTTCCGACCTTTTGAAAGAGGGTTCGACCTATCTTGACTATTTGCGCCGCAAGAAAGAGGAATTGCAGGGCAAAATCAAAATGGGAATTGATGTC